AAGAGCTTCATGATGGGGCCAAAGGTATAAATGTTATACCCGTCCATTATGAAAGACAATATGTCGAATGGCAAGATAGAGGTACTTCCAGTACTGGTGCTCCTGTGGCAATCCACAGTGCAGACAGTGCTATTATAAGTACTACTACTCGCGATAAATCTTGGAAGGATAGATTACCTAACGGTAATTATCTAGAAAACACTGCCAATCACTTTGTGATTCTTATGGGCAAAAGTCCATCAACAGCATTGATATCCATGAGGGCTACTCAATTAAAGATTAGCAAACAATGGAACTCAATTATGATGGGTCTCAAGTTACAAGGAAAAAATGGCTTATTCACTCCGCCAACATATAGCCACATTTATAATCTAAAGACTGTTCAAATGTCTAATGACAAAGGAACATGGTTTGGATGGGATGTATCTAAAGTTGGTCCGGTTACAGATAAAAGTGTTTATGAAATTGCTAAAAACTTTGCTAAAAAAAATAACAAAGGTTTAGTGAAAGTTAAACACGGATCTGAAGAGATTAATTCTAGTACACCGTACTAGTCCAAGGAGATGGGCGGCGAAGCGAGAGTGGATCCGCCCATTAAAAAATTATGAATAAGTTTAAAGAAATATTTACAGGATTAGAACGTGCTCACGGGTACACCAAGATTAGCCAATCCAATGGTATTGGAGAAAAAGTAAAAGGGCAATCTTTTGTAAAGAGAGAGCAGGTCACAGAGAATCATTGGAAAGAACATTTACAAGGTATAAATAGTTTAGGTATTATTCCAATAAATGATGACAACAAGTGCAGATGGGGTTGTATAGATATAGATTCGTATGCAGGTTTTGATCATAAAAAATTAATTCAAAAAATAAAATCATTAAAATTACCATTAGTAGTATTTAGATCTAAATCTGGTGGAGCTCATGTATTTTTGTTTGCGAACGATTATGTAGAAGCAAAAACAATGAGGGATAAACTTACACAGATAAAAGCTGTGTTAGGTTATAGTGGATCTGAAATATTTCCAAAACAAACAGAATTAAAATCAAAAGACGATACAGGAAATTTCTTGAACTTACCGTACTTTAATGGTGATAATACAACAAGATACGCATTTAAAGACGATGGCACAGCAGCAAATTTGGAAGAATTTTATGAGATCTATAATAACGTAAAACAACTAGATATTGGTTTCATAAAAGTACAGAGGCCTCAGTCAGAATTTTCTGACGGGCCTCCGTGCATAGAAGTGTTAGCACAAAATAAAATTGGAGAAGGAGGCAGAAACAATACTCTTTTTCATTATGGTGTTTATGCAAAAAAGAAATGGCCAAGTGAATGGAAGAGTAGAATTACAATGTTTAACATTCAAGCAATGGAAAAACCGTTGTCTGATTCAGAAGTTTCAATAATCACTAATCAACATGAAAAAAAAGATTGGGGATATAAATGTAACGATGAACCAATGTGTAGTGTGTGTGATAAAACATTATGTCGAACAAGAAAATTTGGAATAGGACAGGATACGATGTTTCCAGGTCTTACAGATTTACAGGTAATAGATCTGGAAGATCCTTACTATTATCTCAATGTAGATGGAGAAAGATTATATTTAGAGAATGTTAAATACCTACGACAACAAAGTCTATTCCAGGAAGCATGTATGGTACAGTTAAAATTTAGACCCCCTCCTATAAAAGAAAAAGATTGGGTATTAATTACAAATCAATTATTAAATAATGCAGAAGTCACAGAGCCTGCAGAAGGAATGAGTACAGAAGATCAATTAAATAACCATCTAGAAGAGTTTTGTTTAAATAGGCAAGTGTCTACAGATAAAAATGATCTTAAAAAAGGTGGAGTTTGGACTTCAGAAGGCTATCATCATTTTGTATTTGACAGATTTTATCATCAATTTTTAATGAGACGTAGATGGGATGTTGGTTATCAAAGAACAGGACAAATGTTAAAAGAAAAATGTGGCTGTGAAGATAAAAGACTAGGCAAAGAAAAATTGTCAGTCTTTATGGTGAGAGAATTTGATAAAAAAAAAGATATATATAATCAAAAAGTATTAAAAGAGGAGACACCATACTAATGAAAACAATCGTATTAGGTCCACCTGGAACAGGAAAAACTTGGACTCTTTTGAATAAAGTAGACGATTATTTGAAAAAAACAGACCCAGATAAAATAGGTTATTTTGCTTTTACGCAGAAAGCTGCAAACGAAGCAAGAGAAAGAGCCATTAAAAAATTTAATCTAACAGAAGATGATCTTCCATATTTCAGAACACTACATTCACTCGCATTTAGAAAACTTGGAATTAAAAAAGAAAATGTTATGCAGAAAAATCATTATGTCGATCTTGGAAAAAGGCTAGGTTTTCCAGTAAACTATGCAAGATATGAAGATGAACATGGAGGAATCTTTACATCAGATAGTGAATATTTAAGAATTATAAATCTAGCAAAATTAAGAAATATAACACCTGAACAACAGTATGATTTAGAAGAATGCAATCAAGATTTAGAACGAGACAAACTTATAATTATTGCAGATGCAATAGAAAGATACAAAAAATTACATAATTTAATAGATTTTAACGACATGATTCTGGAATTTATAAAATCAGATAAATCTCCAAAGTTTGATGTTGTATTTATTGATGAGGCACAAGATTTATCTTTAATGCAGTGGGATATGGCAAGATCTATTTGGAATAAAACAAATGATTCTTTCATTGCAGGTGATGATGATCAAGCAATATTTAGATGGGCCGGTGCAGATGTAGATTCATTTATTGCACAAGAAGGTCAAATGTTGCCCTTAACACAGTCATTTAGGATACCTGCAAAAGTCCACAATCTGGCTATGGGTATTGTAAATAAGATTAGAAAAAGAATCGACAAGAATTGGAAACCAAAAATACATGAAGGGTCTCTGAGTCGTTATGATGAATTTGAACAAATAGATATGACATCTGGAGAATGGTTAGTTTTAGCTAGAACTAAGTACATGTTAAATGAATTAGAGGATACTTTGTATCGTAAAGGTTATTACTATCAAAACAAATTTAGAAAAACTAAAGAACAAAATTTACATATTGCAGCAACTGATTGGGAAAATGCACGTAAAGGCATAATGTTATCTCATGATCAATGTATGAAAATATTTACATATATGACTGATAATAGTTTTGATCGTAATAAAGTTAAAGGTATGACTAAAAGCGGTATGTTTAGATTAGAAGATTTGAAAAAAGATTTTGGTCTTAAGACAGATGCTGTTTGGTTTGAAGCTTTTGATAATGCACCTGGAAGAGATGTTAGCTACTTAACAAAAATGAGAAATAATGGAGAAAAACTTAGTAAATCACCAAGAATTCAATTATCAACTATACACGGAGCTAAAGGTGGTGAATCAGAAAACGTTGTGTTGCTCACTGATCTAAGTGAGAACACAATGAAAGCTTATGAAAGAAATGCCGATGATGAAAATAGATTGTTCTACGTTGGTGCAACAAGGACCAAGGAACATCTGCATATTATCTCACCAAAGGATAATTACAAAGGATATTCTATATGAGTGATGTATACGAAAAACAGATCGGCGGCGACCACTATCAATCTATGACTATTCAACCGTCAGAATTTATAAATAAAAATAATATTCCTTTTGCTGAAGGTAATGCTATAAAATATTTATGTAGGCATAAGCAGAAAGAACAAAAGAAAGATTTGGAAAAAGCAATTCACTATTGTCAAATGGCCATCGATAGAGATTATCCTGAAAAAAAAGCAAAACAACAAACAAAAAAACGTAAACCAAAAGAATGGCAAAAAGGCTATGACAAATGGAAAAGAAAAAAATGATACAACAACCACCTTACAAACCTCAAACTGAATGGCTTCCTCCTGAAGAATTTCCCGACCTGTTAAAATATGACGAAATTGCAATAGATCTAGAAACTAAAGATCCTAATTTAACTACTCGCATGGGATCCGGCTCTATAGTTAAAAATGGGGATGTAGTTGGTATATCTGTTGCTGTTAAAAATT